ACCGGATGGCCGCGATTTTTTTGTCCCCTCGTGGGTCCCACCAAGTGGTCCATGGACAAATGGCCCAATCAAAAGCACTTCTGAAAGCTTTATTGATGTGTGGGCCCCATATATAATGACTTGCTGAGTAAGTTTGTTGTAAACATGTGGGACCCACTATTGAATGAGTTCCCAGAAACTGTTCATGGGTTTAGGTGTATGCTAGCAATTAAATACTTGCAGCTAGTAGAAAATACGTATTCCCCAGATACTCTGGGATACGATTTAATTAGGGATTTGATTTCAGTTATTAGGGCTAGAAATTATGTCGAAGCGACCAGCAGATATAATCATTTCCACGCCCGCCTCGAAGGTACGCCGCCGTCTCAACTTCGACAGCCCATATGCGAGCCGTGCTGCTGCCCCCATTGTCCGCGTCACAAAGGCAAGGGCATGGGCGAACAGGCCCATGAACAGAAAGCCCAGGATATACAGGATGTACAGAAGCCCAGATGTTCCGAGGGGATGTGAAGGCCCATGCAAGGTCCAGTCATTTGAGTCCAGACATGATATCCAGCACATTGGTAAAGTCATGTGTGTTAGTGATGTTACTCGTGGTATTGGACTGACCCACAGGGTTGGCAAGAGGTTCTGTGTGAAGTCCGTTTATGTTCTGGGCAAGATCTGGATGGATGAGAACATCAAGACTAAGAATCATACGAATAGTGTTATGTTTTTCCTTGTACGTGATAGGCGTCCTGTTGACAAGCCTCAAGATTTTGGTGATGTGTTCAACATGTTTGATAATGAGCCCAGCACGGCGACTGTGAAGAATGTGCATCGTGATAGGTACCAGGTGCTTAGGAAGTGGCATGCAACGGTTACAGGCGGTCTGTATGCATCGAAGGAGCAGGCTCTCGTGAAGAAGTTTATTAGGGTTAATAATTATGTTGTGTACAACCAGCAAGAGGCTGGGAAATATGAGAATCATACTGAGAATGCATTGATGTTGTATATGGCGTGTACCCACGCCTCTAACCCTGTGTATGCTACACTGAAGATACGGATCTACTTCTATGATTCAGTATCGAATTAATAAATTTTAAATTTTATATCATGATCCTCAATTACATCAATTGTGTCATGGAGTACATCATATAGTACATGTTTAAATGCCCTAATACAATTATTTATACTAAGCACTCCTAATCTATCTAAATATCTTAAAACTTGAGTCTTAAAGACTCTTAAGAAATGCCCAGTCTGAGGATGTAAACGAGTGTGGATCCTCAAGCCCAAGAAACACTTCATTATCCCCAGTTCCTTCCTGATGTTGTGATTGAACTGGACCCTGATGTGGATGATGTCGTGGTTCATGTTGAGTGGCCTTTGGTCGTGGTCTGAGATCTTGAAATAAAGGGGATTTGGGACTTCCCAGATATACACGCCATTCATTGCTTGAGCTGCAGTGATGGATTCCCCTGTGCGTGAATCCATGGTTGTGGCAGTTGATGTGTACGTAGTATGAGCAGCCACACTCGAGGTCAACCCTCTTACGCCGGATGGCTCTACGCTTGGCTAGCCTGTGTTGGACCTTGATTGGTACCTGAGTACAGTGGCTCTGTGAGGGTGATGAATTCTGCATTCTTTATAGCCCACGACTTCAGTGCTGAGTTCTTTTCCTCCTCTAAGAACTCTTTATAGCTGGAGTTGGGCCCAGGATTGCATAGGAAGATAGTGGGAATACCACCTTTAATTTGAACTGGCTTCCCGTACTTTGTGTTGCTTTGCCAGTCCCTCTGGGCCCCCATGAACTCTTTAAAGTGCTTTAGATAGTGGGGGTCTACGTCATCAATGATGTTGTACCATGCATCATTTGAATAGATTTTAGGGCTCAGATCTAAATGGCCACATAAATAATTATGTGGACCCAGTGACCTAGCCCACATCGTCTTCCCCGTTCTACTATCACCCTCTATGACGATACTTTTAGGTCTCAAAGGCCGCGCAGCGGCACCCACCACATTTTCAGAGGCCCATTCCTCTATGGCCTCTGGGACTTGATCAAACGAAGAAGAAAGAAAAGGGGAAACATAAACCTCCATTGGAGGTGCAAAAATCCTATCTAAATTATTTTTTAAATTATGATATTGAAAAATAAAATCTTTAGGGAGTTTCTCCCTAATTATTGCTAAAGCTGCTTCAGCTGAACCTGCATTTAGCGCCTTTGCTGCAACATCATTAGCTGTCTGTTGACCTCCTCTAGCAGATCTTCCATCGATCTGAAACTGACCCCAGTCGATGTAATCACCGTCCTTCTCGATGTAGGACTTGACATCGGATGAGGACTTAGCTCCCTGGAAGTTTGGGTGGAATTGTGTGGATGTATTAGGGTGAGTGACATCGAAATGTCTGGGGTTTCTGAACTGGGATTTACCCTTGAACTGGATGAGGGCATGGATATGCAGAGACCCATCTTGGTGTTTTTCCTGTGACACTCTGATAAATAATTTATCAGAAGGACAAGAAATATTTTTAAGGAGTTCGAGCATTTGCTCTTTGGGTATTGGGCATTTTGGATAAGTGAGGAAGATATTTTTGGCTTTAACTTGGAACTGATGAGTACGAGGCATATTGAATTGGGTGCTCTCTAAAACTCTGAGGAATGGGGATCTTTGGGTGCCTATTTATATGGAGCACCCAAATGGCCTTTTCGTAATTTTGACATAAAATTCAAAATTCAAATTTCAAATCCCAAAAGCGGCCATCCGTATAATATT